CAGAATGCCGCTCTCTACAGTCCAGTCGGCATAGAGCACAGAAATTGGGAACTCAACAGGAAATGAAACGGCCAGTAAGCTATCGCCATCTGTCTGATATTCAACGGCGCCCCATTGAATAACCAAGCCGCCTAACCAACTTGGGAAAACGAAATAACCCGTTGGGGTAAAACTTGCGGCAAAACCCAGGCGCAGCTTTTTTGGTGTAACCATTACCAAATCATTTGCGCTATCAAGCATTTGCACAGCAGTGGCGACCTTTGCGGTGCCTTGGTTGAGTTCGGTCGCTTGGGCAGCCAATGCCGCGAGGGCTGCAATATTAATACTTCCCTGATTGATGGGGGCGTTCCAGGCCTTGATGCACCACATCACTGCAAGGTTCCGCGGTCGGGTCTCAGTATCACCTGTAAAGCCCACGTTGTAGAGCGTGTCGTAAGTATTGCCGCCGAGAGACTTGGCACCTGTCGCGATTGCGGCAGAGTTGATACCTGTTTGATTAGGCGGAGTATGGGTATGGCTCTTGAATGCATCGGCCTGGTAACCACCGATAGTACGGCCTGGGTCTATGCCTCGCCCATGATCCCAGCCTCGAAAAAACTCTCCGCGTGATTCAGGCAATCGCGTGTAATCCGCCGCATCCCCCGCAACGTTGAATTTCCTCGCCAAATACGCAGCAAGATCCGGATAAAGGTCATCCTTGAACAGACTGTTATCCAGCTCCAAATACCCAGGCGGAACAGCCCCCAAGGGAAACGGCACCATCACCCCAACCGGCAACGCCGAAGCCTTGGCAATCATCGCCTCAATCTCAGCCTTGGAATACGTCCCCTTCGCCAGGTAGTCCATCACCCAAGCCCGAGTTGCCTTCACCACCGTGTCATCAATCAACAACGTCACGATCGACGCATTACTCGTCTCAAAGATCGAGCGAATATAAAACTCTTTCCCCGATCCCGACGTCGCCAGCACCGGTTTATACGACTCCGGATATTTAACGACGGCATACAAGATCCCGGTGTCCGTCCACAGTCCGGCTTCCCGCACATACCAGCCGCCGACATCCGATGGAATGGTGACTTCGGCCATCAGCCAGTTGGCGTTTTTCTCGTCCTGGAACAGCGCATTCAGCGGCCCGCGCCAGACTTCGCGCTTGAGCGCCTTGGCGTTGGCGTCGGGATTGTAGACGGCACCGTTGCCGTCACCGACGGAAATCTGCGCCAGTTTGATCGGCACGCCAGCCGCCTTGCAGGCGGTTTCGTAGGCGATCCCCGCATTCGTGAGCAGGGTGTAATAGTCAGCCATTTAGTGCTCCTGTGGATAAAGGGTGGTGGTTTCGACGCTGTACAGACCGGCCGCCATAAAGGCGCGGCCCGAGGCCTCGACGCCCGCCAGCACGTTTGGGTAGATCATGGTGAGTTCGCCGCACAGCGTGGCGGCGCCAATGCTGTGACGGCCGAAAGCGCTCAGTCCCACGGAGATCGACAGGATGTCGCGTTCGCTTTTGGCATCGGCCAGGCGGCGGTCGAGTCGGGCATCGATGGTTTCGCTGTAGGGCAAATCGGTCCAGGCGCGTACGGCAAAGCTGTAGGGCACGCCCGGTGGTTTCTGTTCGTACCAGGCGCGCACTTCAGGGCTGAGTTGCAGGCCCTTGGCGGCATTTTCCAAGGCCTGCCGGGTGCCGGCCCGGCGCGCGGTGGGCCAGGCGAGTTTGACGGTCAGGCGCTTCTCGGCCTCAGGGGCTGTGGCGCCCCACTCGTTGACCGCCCGGTCCGCCGCTAGGTAGGGCAAGAACGCCGCGGGTGTACGATCCGGGTCCATCAGTTCGGGAAACGGTGGGGTGACCCGCTCCAGCAACGTACCAAACCCCAGGTCCAAAGCCTTCTCCAGCGGTGAGCTGTTGGCAGGCAACAAGCTCGCTTTGGGTTCACTCATAGCGTGCGCACCTCCACCTCGACGCCCCTGCAATACGGGGCCTGGAATGCCGTGCTGATGATCGGCGCCAGCGGCTCGAGGATCTGCAATTGCGCGGCGCCGGCGCTGTGGATCGCATAGTCGATCCAACTTGGATCCACCCGTCCTTCCAGGCGATGGCAGGACTCTGCATAGTCTTGCAGCAATTTCTGCGCGGCGACTTGGGTGAGTCCGGAATCGGGACCGGCGTTGATCCTGGCCACTACGCGAATTTTGTACGGCAGGATTTGCGCACCTTGGACGGTGACCAGGTCGGTCTCAGGCCGTACATCGGGCCGTGCGAAATGTCGCCGTACGCCGTCAAGCAAATCGTCGCACGGCGTGCCATCTCCTTCCCTTGAAAGCACGGTGACCCTCACTTCGCCAGGCGCCGTGCGCCGTCCGTTGCCATCCTTGACCCGGGCCGCGTAGCCATCCGGATCGAAGGTGTAGCTGACGGTCACCACGCCCGGTGTGGCGCTTTGCACCTTGACCGACGGCCGCTCGCCGAGGGTGAAGACTTCGCGGCGATACTGCATCCGCGAACCCGCCGCCGGCGCATGGGGTGCCAGGTAATAGCGCAGGCGCGCGTCGTCGTCGCTTTCCAGGGTGGGTGGCACCGGTGGGAAAGCCGCCGGGTCGCCGGGGTCGAGCACTTGGCGCTCCAGGCCCATATCGGCCAGGCGCGCATCCAGGTTGCTGCCGGTGGCCCACCACGCCAGCATCTGCTTGATGCGGGCGTTGTATTTACGTTCGTGGGTTTGCAGGCGTACGCAAAAAACTTCCAGGGCCAGTGTCAGCAGCTCGCTCTCGTTGTCGAGGCTGACCTTGAGTCTGGCCGCGCTTTGCGGCGCACGGGCGGCGACGTAGTCGACGACAAACGCCTTGAATTCCGCCAGCAGCGGTTCGAACTCATCGACCGCGATAATCGCCGGCTCCGCCAGTTGGTTCTGGCCTGGGATCAGCATGCTCATGTCACGACCTCGAAGGATTGTTGGCGGTTTTTCCAGGTGCCGGCAAAACGCAGCAATAACCCGGCGCCCTGGCGGGTGGCGACGATGACCTGGGGCTGGAAGTCGGCAATGCCGTTCTGGCTGTTGTAGAACGCTTGCGCGGCGTGGCTTTGGGCGAGGATCAACAGGTCATCGCCAAGGTTCTGGCCGAGCAGTTGCGGGATCATCGAGCCGTACAACGGGCGCTTCTGGCGAGTGCCCAAGGGGGTGGTCAGCGCTCGGGTGGCACGCTGTACGAATTGCAGCCAGTCATCCACGGCTGCCCCGGTCTTCCTATCGATTCCGATCATGGCAAATCCTTATGCGCGGCTGATCACGCGGCCCTGGTGATCCACCAGCGGGCCGCTCAAATGCACGCCGGCGGCATCCAGCGAGAGGCCGGTGGCGCCGAGTTGCAGGGTGATGCCCTGGGCACTCAGGATCAGGCTGGCAGCGCCGACCTTGATGTCGACCTGTTCGCGGGATCCGCTGAACGTGGTTGGGCCGTTAATCCAGTTGAAGGTGTGGCTGGCATCGTCGTAGTCGCTTTGGGTGCCATCCTGATGGCGCCGCCGGGTCAGCGAGGCGACGCTGGACACGGGAGGAAACAGACTGCTGTTCAGCCCGAACAGCGCCACCGACTGCGTGCCCCCTTCCCCGCCGCCGTAGTTGAGCAACAGGCATTGCTCGCCCACCGACGGAATACGGGTTTCGGTCTGCGCACCGGCGCTGGGGTTGAAGAACCGAATCGCCGGGGTAAGCAACTCACCATGGCTGACCTTGCAGGTATTGCTGGCGGCGTCGACCTCCTGGCACACGCCAATGCGGCAGAAACTGTCCGCGCGTCGATACAGGTCTTCGAGCTGGGCTTCCATTTCCGCCAGGCGCTCGACAATCGGCCCCAATTGCATGCGTAACAATGCGTCGAACATGGACTACTCCTGCAGGGGCCGATATTGATCCGGATCGTCGATGTCCGAGACTTCCCAGGTGCGGGCAAACAGCGGTGTGCCGGTGGGATCCTCGATCAATGACGGGCCGAGATAGAGGGTTTGGGTGAAAGACACGGTCCAGGTGTCGTAGTCCGTTTCGGCGCTGGCGAGCCCAGAGGGCGCCGCGACGACAGCCGTGGGTAAATCGCACTGGTCCGACGGCAGGCCCCAGCGGTTATCCAGGGCCAGGTCCATCAATTGGCTGGCCAGGTCACACGCGTCAAAAGGCGCCGCCGCGCTGGCGACCGTAACCCTGAGTGATACCGACAAGGCATGCGCCTTGCGCCCTTCGCGGGAACGCACGCCGGGGCCGTTGCGTTCCACGCTGATCAGCACGCCGGTGTGATCCCCGGCGCCGCCAACGTCCTGGTGGTTGCCTACCTGCAGTTGCGGGAAGGCACGCTTCAGCGCCCCCTCAATGGCTACAGGCAGTTGGGAGGGTTTTTCGATAAGTGTCATCAGTTGCGTCCTTGCAGCAGTTACTGCTGATCCGAGCGGGATGTGGGCGCTTCGTTGACCCCGATGCGCTTGGCCGCCCAGCGTTCATAAAGGCCGATGGCGACGTCCGCGCCGGCCATGGCCGTCAGGCAACCAATGGCGCCGGCGGTCCAGATCGACATGCCGGCGGCGTAGCACAGCATCAATGCCGAGACCCCGCAGACCATGCACGCCCCAGACCGCAGGGCCAGGCGCCGGACCAGCGACCAACCGCGGGCGCCCTCCTTGTCGGCGCGCCACATTTCGCCGGATACACCGCCAATCAGCGCCAGTGCGATCACCAGCCAGATAGGCATTTCCGCTAACGCTTGCTGCTCGTTTGTCATGTCACGCCTCCTGGCTGAGTAACGCCGGCAAACACCGGCTTTTGGGTAAATCCATGTATAGGTAGGCATTCCAAAAAGCCCGGTTGCCCAGGCTTTTCAGTAATGCGGTCCAGCTTCGATCTTTCGGCGCTACTGGCGCGGTACGGATCTTTCCTCGATGTTTTTCCGACCACGATCCCTGTCTGCCGGATAACTGCTTCTGGTGCTTTACGCTGCACACCCGGGTCAGTTGCCAACCC